CAAGGATGATCGCGGTTTCTCCATCGAAGCGGTAAAGCGACACATAACCGCTGTCGCCAAAGGTGACGAACCACTCGCGGAACTGCGGTTCCATGTCCTCGACAGGCCGCCCCGCCCCTGGCTGATCCAGCAGGATGTTCATGCCTTCGCGGATTGCCTTGACGGCACGGCGCGCCGCATCAGGATTCTTGTCGGAAAGAAAGTGGTAAAGTCGTTCGACGTCCCGCAGCGCTGCGGGTGACCAGATCAGTTGTGGCATTCAGGACCCGTCGCCACTTCGCCCGCTTCCAACTTCGCAAGCCAGGCATCGGCTTCGTCATGCGTGACGTGTTTGCCTGTCGCCTGAAACTCCTCCCAGGCCTGAAGCCCTGCCTGACGAAACGCCTCGCGCTTCTCTTCGCGCTCGACGAACTGCGCCACTGCTTCGCGCAACATCCAGTGCGTGGAGCGATCCTTGGCATCCGCCAGCCGCTTGAGGCGGTCACGGGTATCCTGATCGAGCTTCACAGCGATGGGACGGATGGCATTCATGGGGGCAACTCCCAGCGAGTATTCACAGGTATTACTTTTAGCACATCAGCCACCGACGCAGAAGTCACAATTGAAGCAAAGGCGGTAAAATGCCCACCCTCCGCGAAACCATTCTCGCCGCGCTACATGCGCGGCTGTCAGCATTACCCGCCACGTCCTTGCGTGGGGACGTGCTGCCGGAGCGCATCCCGCCCGCGGGACTTCTGATCCTGCGCGATGGCGAACCGGGAGAACCCGAGGTCACGCTGTCGCCCCTGCGCTACCATTATCAGCACAGGGCTGAGATCGAGGCGGTCGTGCAAGACGCTGACCGCGACGCCGCTTTCGACATCCTGTGCGCCAGCATCGGCACGGCGATTACCACCGACCGCACGCTCGGCGGGCTTTGCGACTGGGTCGAAGCAGAAGCGCCACGGCCCGTTGATCTGCCGGTCGAAGGGGCCGCCAGCCTGAAAGCGGGCATCGTGCCGATTATTTTGTATTACGTGTCCCCCAACCCGTTTGGCTGAGACTGCGTCAATCGTTTGGGTTCTCGCCCAGAAGCCAAAGCAGCAAACAAGCCATGACTGGCGAGAAAACAAGACTGAAGATAACCCAACCTACCTGGCTTCTGCCGCGGTTGGCAGCCATTTGAGCGGGTAGCAAGATGTATAACCAGACGGCAAGATACATCCCGAGCACGGCAAAGAGTATCAGCACAAAAACCGAGGCTACATCGCTTGCCATAAAGAACCGCGCTCCTTTGCAAATTGCCAATTGGCTCTTTGCAATCAGATATGGGCCCGGGACCGCAAAACCAAGTCTGACCCAAATCTGATCACCCACAGGAGACAAAAATGGCACGAGCCCATGGGGCGCGGGCGCAGATGGCGCTTGCGTTCGAGTCCACCTATGGCACCGCCCCGACGACGGGCTATCGCACGGTGCCTTTCGCCAGCACGACGCTCGGCTCCGAGCAGCCGCTGATCGCCTCGGAACTTTTGGGCCAGGGGCGTGACCCGCTGGCCCCGATCAAGGACGCGGTGACGGCGGATGGCGATGTCGTTGTGCCGCTTGATGTCGAGAACTTCGGCCTCTGGCTGAAGGCCGCCTTCGGGGCCCCGACCACCACCGGCACCACGCCGAAGACCCATACGTTCCAGTCGGGGGCCTGGTCGCTTCCAAGCATGGCCATTGAGACGGCGATGCCGGAGGTGCCGCGCTACGCGATGTATACGGGCTGCGTTTGCGATCAGCTCAGTTGGCAGATGGCGCGCTCGGGGCTTCTGACTGCGACTGCCCGCCTGGTGGCCCAAGGCGAAACCGTTGCTGCTGCCACGGCCGTAGGCACGCCCACATCGCTGTCGCTGCAGCGCTTTGGCCACTTCAACGGATCGATTAGCCGCAACGGGGTGGCGCTTGGCAATGTCATCTCGGCTGAGGTGACCTACTCGAATGGCCTCGACCGGATCGAGACCATCCGCGCGGATGGCAAGATCGAGGGGGTTGATCCCGGCATGGCGGCGCTGACCGGCAAGATCGAGGCCCGCTTTGCCGACACCACGCTGATCACCCAAGCGATGGATGGGACACCTTGCGAATTGGTTTTCGGCTGGAGCCTTGGGGCCGATGCCAGCTTCAGCTTCACGGCGCATGCTGTCTATCTGCCACGGCCCAGGATCGAGATCCCGGGTCCGCAAGGCATTCAGGCCACATTCGACTGGCAGGCGGCCAAGGCGGCAAGCCCCGCCCGCCTGTGTACCGCCATTCTTGTCAACACTGTCACCTCCTATTGAGAGGATCTCTTCCGCCATGCTGACCCTTGATCTTTCCAGCGCACCGTTCTGGTGCGAGTTCCTCCCCGGCCTGCGCGTGAAACTCCGCCCGCTGACCACGGCGCTGATGGTCGCCAGCCGCGCGGATCCCGCAATTGCCGCCCTCACCGCAGGGACGACGCCCGAAGAGGCCGCCCTTGCTATGGCCAAGGCGCTGGCGCGGCGCGCGATCCTCGACTGGGACGGCGTTGGCGATGCCACGGGGGAGGCCTTGCCGGTCAGCCCCGAGGCAATCGACGCGCTTCTCGATCTCTGGCCGGTCTTTGAGGCCTTCCAGACCCGTTATGTTGCAACAGGCCTGTTCTTGGATGCCGAAAAAAACGTCTCATCGCCCTTGCCGATTGGGAGTTCGGCGGGGGCGGCGGCTATTGCGCCGCCTGCGGACCCGTCTGTCCCGAGTGTCCCGCACGGCTGAACCGCCCGCAGACTTGGGAAGGCGCCCAGGTCTGGGACCTCGTTCAGCGTCTTGGCGGGCAATTGCGTCTCATTCCCGGCGCGGTGATCGGTTGGGATATGGGGGCCGCACTGGTCCTCGGGGCGGCGCTCGGTATCCCGGCGCTGGCGGTTGCGGAGCTCTTGCCGCCCATTGAGGCGGTGATGGTGCGCAAGATCAATGAAGCGATGCAGGCCGACGCTGGCGGCCTCACCTGACCTCGTTCCAGATGGAAACGCGGTGATGAACCCCGAGGATACGACCCCATGTCAGAAAAGAAGGTCTCCGTCCGGCTTGTCGCTGTCGGCGGCCGGCAGGTGCGGGCCGAGCTCGAAGGGATCGGCGAAGCAGGCGCACGCGGCTTTGGTCGGCTCTCGTCGGAGATGACCGCGGCCAATGCGCGGCTCACGAGCTTTGCCAGCAAGGCGGGGATTGCCCTGGCCGCGCTGACCGCTGCAGCCACGGCGGCCGGAGTTGCAATGATCCAGTCGGGCCTCGAGGTGATCGGGGCACAGGCGGATATGGCGGCCTCGCTTGGCACAACGGTGGAAAGTCTGCAGGTCTTGACCTGGGCGGGGGAGTTGGCCGGTGTCTCGCTGGGAGAAATCGAACAGGCGACAAAAAAGCTGACGACGCGGCTTTCTGAGGCGGCGACGGGGTCGGGCACGGCGGTGAAGGCGCTGGCGCGTTTGAACCTGACGGCGACGGATCTGCAGGCCTTGCCTTTGGATCAGCGGATCGTCGCCATTCAAGAGGCGCTGAACAGGCTTGTCCCGGAGGCCGAGCGCGCGGCGGTGGCCTCGGACCTCTTTGGCGACAAGGCGGCCTTGGCCTTCCTGCGGGTCGATCCCGCGACCTTGCGCGAGGCCGCGAAGGATGTGCGCGACTTTGGCGTGGCGGTCAGTGCTGCCGATGCGGTCCAGATCGAACGGACGGGGGATGCGATTGCCAAGCTGAGCCTGATCTGGCTCGGCCTCACGAACCGTCTGACGGCGGCGGTTGCGCCAGCGCTGGAAGCGGTGGCCAATACACTTGCCGACATGGCACGCGGCACCGGCCCACTTGGAATGGCGATCACCGGGATCTTCGACAATCTGGGGCGGCTTGCAACCTATGCCAGCACATTCGCCGCGCTGATGGCGGGTCGTTGGGTGGCGGGGCTGGCTGCGGCCGCGCTTTCGGTCAAAGGGCTTGCGACCGGGCTCGTGGTTTTGCGCGGGGCGCTCATTCGCACCGGCATCGGTGCGCTGATCGTTGGTGCGGGGGAACTCGTCTATCAGTTTACTGAGCTTGTCGGCAAAGTCGGCGGGGTTGGCGCGGCCTTTGGCATCTTGCGCGATGTGGCGGCGGAGGCCTGGAACCGCCTGGCCCTGGCAGCGACAGCGTCTTGGTCCCGAGTCGAGGCGGGCTGGGCCAGCGCGCAGGCCGGGATCTATGACGGGCTGCAATCGGCGCTCGCCGCCGTGGTGGGCTGGGGCAATTCGTCCGTGGGCAGCTTCCAAGGTGCCTTTGATGCGGTGAAGGCAATCTGGGGGGCGCTGCCGCAAGCGATTGGCGATTTTGCCTATCAAGCCGCGAACGGTCTGATCGACGGCGTCGAGGCAATGCTGAATGCCGTTGTCACCCGGATCAACCGCTTCGTCGAAGGCTTGAACGCGGCGCTCGATCTCTTGCCTGACTGGGCCACGGGTGAGGGCGGCATCAAGATCGGCACGCTTGATGCCGTCGATCTTGGCGGCATTGCCAATCCCTTCGCAGGGGCGGCAACGGCCGCGGGCACAGCGGCAGCCGATGCCTTCCAGGCGGCGATGGGCAAGACCTATGTGGATACGCCTGACCTCTTCGGCGGCATGGCAGCGGCGGCGCGCACCCGGGCGGATGGCTATGCTGAGGCGGCGGGCATGCTGTCGGAGGCGGCCGCAAAGCCGATGACCGCTTGGGCCGCGCTGAAATCTGCGATCTTCGGCGCGGGCACCGAGGGGGATGCGGCCTTGGACCAGGCAACCACTGCCGCCGACGCGCTGTCGGACGGATTGGACACTGCCGGCAAATCTGCCGGCGGGGCCGGAGGGGCTGTGAAGAAGGCCGCGGATGACGCTGCCACCGGCTGGGCTGCGGTCACAAAGTCGCTGTCCGACTATGCCAAGGGCGCGATGGATTGGGGCAAGGGCCTTGGAGAAACTCTGACCTCCGCCTTCTCCTCGGCGGAAAACGCCTTCCGGCAGTTTGTCACCACCGGCAAGTTCGACTTCAGATCGCTCATCTCCTCGATTCTTGCCGATCTTGCGGTGCTCTCGTTCAAACGCGCGGTGCTCGGGCCGATTGCAGATGCGCTGTCCTTTGCCTTTGGCGGCGGGAGCTTTCTGGATGGCCTCGTAGCGCATAATGGCGCCCTGGTCGGCGTAACTGGCTCCTCCCGATCTGTCCCCGCCCTTGCCTTCGCAGGCGCACCGCGGATGCATGAGGGCGGCTGGGCGGGTCTCAAACCCGATGAGGTGCCAGCCATCTTGCAGCGCGGGGAGCGGGTGCTCTCGCGTCGCGAGGCGGCCACTTATGGCCGGGGTAGCACGGCGGGCGCGGGTGTCACGGTCAACATCGACGCGCGTGGGGCGCAGATGGGTGTGGCCGAGCAGATCAATGCAAAATTGCGGGCGGCCATCCCGGAGATCGCCCGCATCGCGAAGGAAAGCGTGGCCGATGGCCGGCGCAGAGGTCAGGGAATCTGAGGATGGCGATTCCGATCTTGCCGCTGACGCTGGTGGCCTCGCTCGAGCGGCGGCTGGTCACCTCTGTGGCCGAGGCACGCTCGCCCTTTACCGGCACCTCGCAGATCCAGGACTGGGGGGCGTCGTGGTGGGAGTACCAGATCGAGATGGCAGTGACCCAAGGCGCCAATGCCCGGCGGCTCTCAGCCTTCTTTGCAGCCCTTGGCGGGCTTCGGGGGCGGTTTCTGTTCCCCGATCCCTCGATCGAAATACCACTGGCTGCGGGCAACCCTTACGTCACCGAGGCGCAGGCCGCAGGGGCAAATACCTTGCGCACCGCTGGTTGGGGGCTGGGCCTGCGCGTTGGCGACTTCTTCCAACTGGGCTCGGACGCCGCAACCCGGCTCTACCAGATCACCGAGGATGTGGCGCCTGTGGGCAGTGAGGCGGTGCTCGCCTTTGTGCCGCCGCTGCGGGCCTCGGTTCCTGCCGGTGCGCTGCTTGGGCTCGACGCGCCGTCTGTCTTGCTGCGCCTGACGGCCCCGGTGCCAACGGTGATTGGCCGGGCCGACCAGCACCGCTTCACCATATCTGCCCGGGAAGCGCTCTAACCCCGTCTGAAACCAATGCAGCGAAAGCCCGCCCATGTCGCGTGATCTCACCGCCGCCTTCGCCGCAGCCCTGGCCGAGCCGCATCTGCGGCCCGTGCTCTTCTTTGAGGGCCAGTTTGCGTCTGGCTGGGTACGGATCTGGTCAGGCTTGGGAGAGGTGAACTGGAATGGCCAGGCTTGGTCTGGCGCAGGATCGCTTCTCGGGCTCGGCTCGCTTGAAGAAACCGGCGAGGTGGTGGCGGGTGGCACGGCGGTGTCACTTTCCGGTGTGCCGCTGGACCTCGTTCAAATGGCCATTGAGGAAGCGCGCCAGGGTCTGCCGGGCCGGATTTGGCTCGGGCTTTTGGCCGAAGATGGCAGCATTATCGCAAATCCGGTGCAGGCCTTCTCCGGCCGCCTTGATGTTCCAGAAATCAAGGATGATGCTGAGACCTGCACGATCACCATCAGCTATGAAAGCCGCCTCATCGATCTGACGGTGGCGCGGACCTGGCGTTACACCCATGAAAGCCAGCAGGTGCTCTATCCCGGGGACTTGGGGTTTGAATATGTGACAGCGATCCAGGATCGTGAGATCACTTGGGGGCGAGGGTAGGATATGAAACGCCTTGAACACTGGGAACGCCTCCTCGCCGAGGCGATCGACACGGCCCGCTCCAAGCCCTTCGCTTGGGGGCTTCACGACTGCCCAACCTTCGCCTTTGAAACCCGCACGGCTCTGACCGGCGGCGAGGATGTCGCGGCGCTCTGGCGGGGCAAATATACAACCCATCTTGGCGGGATTCGCGTCATGCGGCGTTTGGGGTGGCCGTCGCTTGAGGCTATGGGACATGCGCTTTTGGGGGTGCCGCGCGATACGCCGCTCTTGGCGCAGCGCGGTGACATCGTGCTCACCGATACCGGGCTTGGCTTCGGCGTGGTGATTGGCGCCACGGCGGTTGGTCTGGCGCCGGATGGCTTGCGCTTTGCGGCCCTGACCTCCTGTCGCCTCGCTTGGGCTGTCTGAGCCCTGCTTCGTTCTTGCCCCTGCTGACACGGGACCCGTCTCATGCCTTTCATCGTGACAGCCGTCACCGCGGTCGCGGGGGCGATAAGCGGGGTATTGGCCGCGGGCGGGATTGGGGCGGCACTTCTCCGGATCGGCGGCACGCTCCTCTTGTCCTATGCGGCACAGGCCTTGATGCCGAAACCGCAAGCAACGCTTGCAAACCGCACGGTCACGATCCGCGAGCCGGTGGTGCCGCGGGATCTCGTCTATGGCCGCACCCGCAAGGGCGGGGTCATTGTCTTCCTGCATGCCTCGGGGCCGGCGGATCAATATCTCGATCTCGTCGTCGTGCTGGCCGCGCATCGCATCAAATCCATTGGTGCCATCTTTTTTGAAGGCGAGATGGCTCTCAATGCGGCCGGCGCTGCGCAGGGCCGCTGGGCCGGAAAAGTTCTTGTTGAGAAGAAACTCGGGGCGGCCGATCAGACCGCCTTCGCGGGTCTGAAGGCGGCGCTGCCGGACAAATGGACAGAAAACCACCGCCTGCGGGGCTGTGCAGCCATCCGACTGCGGCTCACCTATGACCAGGACGCCTTCCCGGGCGGCATCCCGAACATCACGGTCGATCTCGAGGGCAAGGACGACATCTGGGATCCACGGACGCAACGCGCGGGCTATTCGGAGAACGCAGCCCTTTGTCTGGCCGATTACATGGCCAATCCGACCTGGGGCGTGGGGGCACGGATCGGCGAGGCCGACGGGATCGATGAGATGTCGCTCGTTGAGGCCGCCAACATCTGCGATGAGGTTGTTCTGCTTGCGGGTGGCGGCACGGAGCCCCGCTACACCTGCAACGGGGTGATCACGCTGTCCGAGCCCCCGAAGACCATTATCGAGGGGATGCTCACGTCTTTCGCCGGGCGCTGCGCCTTCTCGGGTGGGTCCTGGCGCCTCTATGCAGGTGCGTGGCGGGCACCCGATCTGGCGCTGACGGCCGATCATGTCCGTGAGGGCGGGCTGACGCTAGCGACACGGGTGACGATGTCATCGAACTTCAATGCGGTTCGGGGGCAGTTTGTCAGCCCCGAGAATGACTGGCAGCCGGATGACTTCCCGGCTTACGCGTCGGACGTCTATCTTGCGGAAGACGGCGGCGCGCAGAAATGGCGCGACATCTCGCTGCCGTTCACCATCTCGGCCGCGATGGCGCAGCGGTTGGCGAAAATCGAGCTTGAACGCGCGCGGCGGCAGATGACGGTGCGGCTTTCTGGCAAGCTCTCGGCTTGGGCGGCAACGGTGGGCGATGTGGTGACGCTGTCCTATGCGCGCTGGGGCTTTGCCGCCAAACCCTTCGAGGTGCAAGGCGTGAGCCTTGATCTGACGGCCTCGGGCGATGGCGTGCTTCTCTTGCCGGAACTTGTGCTGCGCGAGACCTCACCCTTGGTCTATGATTGGACGGCGTCTGAAGAACAGATCTACGCCGCGGCCCCGAGGACGGCGCTGCCGAGGGCTCATGACATCCCCGCCCCGGGACCGCCGCAGGTCACGGAAGAGATCTATGTCACGCGCGATGGCGGTGGGTTGAAGGTTCTGGCCAAGATCACTTGGGCGGCTGCTCCGTCTGGCTTTGTGGCCGCGTATCAGTTGCAGGCCCGTCGTTCCGAGGCGGCAGACTGGCTTGCCGGGGAGTGGCTGGATTATGGCCGCACAGAGGGTTTGAGCTTAGAGGTCCGCGACATTGCGCCGGGGCTTTGGGACTTCCGGGTCAAGGCGATCTCGGTGCTTGGCGTCTCTTCGCCGTGGCAAGAAACTGCAGTGGAAATCCTCGGTCTAACCGCGCCGCCACAGGGGCTGGAGAATGTGACCCTGCAAACAGCAGGCGGGCTCGCCATTCTCAAATGGACGCGCTCGGCCGATCCGGATGTGCGGGTGGGCGGCAATATCGTGATCCGGCATTCCAAGGAGGCGACCGCCACTTGGGCCGACAGCTATTCGATGGACCGGGTGGGTGGGGGAGAGGCGATTGCCGTCGTGCCGCTCAAACCCGGCACTTACCTCCTCAGGGCCGAGGACAGTGGCGGGCGTGCAGGGCCGGAGGTCCGGATCTCGACCAAGGGGGCGCAGGTTCTGGCCTTCTCGCCCTTGGGCTTTTTGCAGGCCGATCCCGGCTTTGTTGGCGCGAAATCCGGCCTGGCGGTCAGCGGCACCAACCTGACGCTCGCCACGGCAACGGCAAATGGCGTCACGCAGGTGACCGCGATGGCGGGGCAGTACAGCTTCGCCGCAGGGCTGGACCTTGGCGCGGTGAAACGCGTGCGCCTGCGCTCGGAAATTGGCGTGGCTGCGCTCGCGCTCAACGACCGGATCGATGCGCGAACGGCTTCGATGGACACATGGGCCGATTTTGACGGCGCGGCCGGTGCAGAAATCGATGTGCTCTTCGAGATCCGCGAGACTGACGACGATCCCACACAAACCCCAACCTGGGGCCCCTGGGGTCGTCTCGACGCCCATGAAATCGAGGCGCGCGCGGTTCAGGCGCGGGCGCATCTCACGACGAAGGACGCGTCTTATACGCCCATCGTCAGCCAATTGCGGCTTTACGCCGACGAGGTCGTTTAATGTCCCAGACATCCAGCTTCGTGATCGCCAATGACGCAGGCGCGGCCGTTCGCGCCCGGATCAACGAGATCGTTGCGGCCCTGCAATCAACGAGTGCCGGGGCCTCTGCCCCGGTTGCAACCGTCGCAGGCATGCTTTGGGTCGACACCTCGGTCTCGCCGCCGGTCTTGCGCAGGCGGAATGCGACCAACGCCGGTTGGGACGCGCTTCTTGATGCGGCGGGCAATCTGGCAGGTATCGCGAACACGGCCATGGCGCGCACGAACCTTGGGCTCGGGACGATGGCGACGAAATCCGCAGCCGACTATGACCTGGCGATCGCGGCAAAAGCGGCGCTGTCCGGTGCAACCTTCACCGGCGTCGTGACCGCCCCGAACTTCGTCTCTTCGTCGGATGCCCGGTTGAAGTCCGAGGTGGAAACCATCGCCGATGCGTTGGTCCTCGTCGGATCCTTGCGCGGGGTGCGCTTCACCATGGACGGAAGCCGCCAGATCGGGGTGATCGCGCAGGAGGTTGAAGCGGTCTTGCCCGAGGTGGTGCGGGCGGATGCGCAAACCGGCCAGCTCTCGGTGGCTTACGGCAATATCACCGGTCTCTTGATCGAGGCTGTCAAGGAACTCGCGGCCCGCGTGGCGGATTTGGAAGGACGGTTACGATGAACGAAGGCGATGGGTTTATCGAGACGATCAACACGCTGTTTGGCGGGGCGGTGACCACGTTGATCGGGGCCTTCACCGGGCGGCTCATGTGGCATTCGGGCGAGGTGAAGCTTGGCCGGCGTCGGTTCTTTGGCAAGGAGCTTCTTTGGGAAATCCCTGTCGCTGTCGGCATGGCGCTGATTGGCGAGGCGGCCGCGCGCTATATTGGCCTCGCGCAGCCGGTCTCGACCGGGTTCGTGGCGACATTGGCCTATCTTGGGCCGCGCGGAGCGGAGGCATTGCTGACCGCTTGGATCGGGCGGAAGAAATAGCGTCCAGATCGTGGCGATTGTCTTGATACATCGTTCCGGATCAACCATCTGGGGCGCAAGACTTGATGAAAGGCCCCGGCATCATGGGCGAGATCGCGCATATTCTGGCTGAGATTACCCGTACTGCGGATCCGGTTGCGGTCATTCGACTTTGCGTCCTGGCACGAGGCGGCACTTGGCCCGACGCCGAGATCCGGTCCGGGCTCTTTGAAATCCAGCTTGCAGGGCTTGTGGGCCTCGGTGCGAGCGCACGCACGGCGGTAGAGGATTGGATCCTTCAGGCCAAAGCCCATTTGCGGGCGGCTGCGATCACCGCGGCCTGACGCGGTGAACTGACCGAACACGTTACCAAGACTTCAAACATCATCACGCGCCGCCCCCCCCGGGGGCGGCGTTTTGCTTTGCATCGGAGAGAGAGATGACGCCTTTTGACATCGCCAAGAGTTACATCGGCCTGACTGAGGGCGCGGGCCCCACCGACAATCCCAAAATCGTCGAAATGTATGCCTCCGTCGGCCATTCCCATGTCGAGCATGACGATGTGGCCTGGTGCGCGGCCTTTGTCGGGCATTGCCTTGAGACGGCCGGCATCCGCTCGACGCGCCAGTTGAACGCGCGATCCTATCTCGACTGGGGCATGCCCGTGGAGATCGCGGAGGCCCGGCAGGGGGATATCGCGGTAATCCCGCGCGGCGGGTCTGGCTGGCAGGGCCATGTCTTCTTCATAGACCGGATCGAGGGGCCTTGGGTCTGGGGACTTGGCGGCAATCAGGATGATACTGTCAGTGTGAAGCGCTATCCGGCCTCGAAACTCTTGGGCGTCCGGCGTGCAGGGCGTGTTGCCCCGCAGGTGGAGAAGTCGGTCGAAGCCGTTCAGCACCGGCTGGCGGGGCTTGGCTATCATGAAGTTGGCAAGATGGATGGCCAAATGGGGCCTCGCACCCGAGCAGCCATCCTCGCCTTTCGGCATGACAATGACTTGCCACTGGTGCCGATCATTGATGCGACACTGACGCAGGCGCTAGAAACCGCCGCGCCGCGCGAGATCGCGCCCGCGCGCGCATCCGGGATTCCTGCCAATAGCCGCATCATCAGCGCGGCTAATGCGCAAGTTGGGCTTGGGGTGCTTGGCGCTGCGGGCTCGATCGGCAGCCAGATCGCGCCAGCGCTGATCGAGGCCGAAGAGGCCCGCGATACGGCCGGGCGCGTGCTCAACCTGATCGGGCTTGAGAGTTGGCTTGCCGCGGCATTGCCTTGGATCGGGGCGGCCGTGTTCCTTGGCGTGATCTTCTATGCCCTGAGAGCGCGGGCGGCCAGGATCGACGATCACAGGTCGGGGAAAACGCCGTGATCGTATTTGTCACGCGGATTGTCACCGCATTTGGGCAGCGCATCGCGCTTTTGGCCGCCCTGTGTTTGATCCTAATCTCCGCCCTGCGCATCGCGAAACGCCAGGGGCGTCACGCAGCCGAGGCGGAGTTTGCCATCCGCGCGGCCGAGGCCCGCATTCGGGCGCTGCAAGCTTCACAGGAAACCCGTCATGACGTGCAAACTGCTGACCGCGTTGATCTTGAGCGCCGGGTTGATCGCTGGATGCGCGATTGAGCCACGGGGGGTGCGGAACGACTGCGATTGGGCTGAGCCCATTCGGCCGGCACGTGCAGATGTTCTCTCGGACGGCACGCTTGCCCAGATCGTCGCCCATAACGAGATCGGTGCGCGGCTTTGCGGGTGGCAACCATGACAATCGTGCAAGAAGGCCCAGTCATCCTGATCGGCTACGAATACCGGCTGCAGCTGCAGGCCGAGGCAGACCTCTTCCCCGAGGAGGCCAGCTTTGCTGGACAGGTGCGCAGCGTGATCGCCGCCGCGACGGTGGTGGCGGAACTTTCCACTGCGGCGGGCAGCGTGCTGCGCGTGGATGTCCGCACATTGGAAATCGTTCTGGTCCCAGACGTGACGGCCAGCCTCGCGCCAGGCGGGATTGTTCTGGATCTCGTCCGCACCGATCTGACACCCGACCGCCACCTCGGCTTCGTTCTGGAAATCCCTGTGGTCCTGCCGGTGACGAGGCTCCCTGCCTCTGCGGGGCTTTGATCCGTGGCGGCAGCACTTGAACTCCGGCCCCTGACCGGGCCCATCCGGCTGCATTTGAAAGCCAGTGAACCGATCCGGCTTCGCGTTCTGGCCGGCCCAGTGGCTGTGCGGCTTCTCGGCCAGCCCGGGCCCCAAGGCCGAACGGGTCTGCAAGGTGACAAGGGCGACACGGGTGCGCCCGGGGTCACAATTCTTCCGACCGACGCTCCCATCAACGGAGGCTTCTTCTGATGGCCAATACGATCCAACTCAAACGCCGCGTCTCGGGCGTAGCCGGCGCACCGGCTGCGCTTAAATCTGGCGAGATTGCCCATAACGAGGTTGATGACACGCTTTATGTCGGCAAGGGCGATGATGGGGCGGGCAATGCGACCTCGGTCATCCCGCTTGCGGGCAAAGGCGCCTTTGTCGATCTCGCGGCTTCTCAAAGCATCGCGGGGGCAAAGACCTTTGTCACCGTCCCAAAATCCTCCGAGGACGCCAGCGCGGCAACCGACCTCGTGCGCAAATCCCAAGTAGATGCAGGGTTGGCCACGAAGGCCGCGCTCGCCCATTTCCATGGGCTCAGCGACGTGACAGGGCTGCAGGGCGCCCTTGATGCAAAGGCGCCGCTGGCGTCCCCTGGTCTCACCGGCACGCCCACGGCACCTACGGCGACAACCGACACCAACAGCACCCAGATCGCGACGACCGCCTTTGTGCTCGGCCAAGCTGGTGCGACTGCGCCTGCGATGGACGGCACGGCTTCAATCGGTACAGGCACACGCTTTGCCCGCGCCGATCACATTCATCCAACGGATACCTCGCGTGCGCCGCTCGCCTCTCCCGCGCTGACAGGCACGCCGACGGCGCCGACGCCTGCGAACGGCACGAACACGACGCAGATCGCCACGACCGCCTTCGTGAGGTCGACCCGGCTTGACCAGCTGGCAGCCCCCGCGGCGGATATCGCCCTCGGCGGCTTTCGCCTGACAGGGCTTGGTGATCCTCAGGGTGCGCAGGATGCAGTGACTAAAGCCTATGTCGACCTCACGGTCCAGGGGCTCGAGCCAAAGCAATCGGTGCGGGCAGCCAGTACGGCTAATATCGCTGCCTTGTCCGGTGCGATGACGCTTGATGGCGTGGCGCTCGTCGCAGGCGATCGGGTGCTGGTGAAGGATCAGTCGACCGCAAGTCAAAACGGCCTCTATGTCGTAGCGGCTGGGGCCTGGGCTCGATCTTCTGATGCCGACACCTGGGCCAAACTGGTCTCGGCTTACGTCTTTGTCGAAAGCGGCACGGTCAATGCCGACATGGGCTATCTCGCCACGGTCGATCCGGGCGGGACGCTCGGCACCACGGGTGTGACCTTTGTACAGTTCACCGGGGCGGGGCAGATCCTGGCCGGGGCGGGCCTCGCCAAATCCGGCAACACGCTGGATGTGGGCGCAGGCACCGGCATTGCCGTGGCGGCAGATACCGTTGGGCTTACTGGACAGGCGCTGGCGCTGCACAATTTGGCGACCAACGGGCTTGTGGTCCGGACGGCCGCTGCGACGGTGGCGGCGCGGACGATCGCGGTGACCGGCACCGGGCTTTCTGTCTCGAATGGCGATGCGGTGGCAGGCAACCCGACCCTCAGCCTCGCCGCGGCACTGGCCAGTGTTGGGGGGCTGACCCCGGCGGCCGATCAGATCGCCTATTACAGCGGGGCCGCCACCGCGGCACTCACAGCGCTGACGGCATTTGCCCGCACGCTTCTCGATGATGCCGATGCGGCAACCGCCCGCGCCACCCTGGGGCTCGGCTCCCTTGCCACGCAATCGGCGGCATCCGTCAGCATTACCGGCGGCACCATCAATGGCGTGGCGCTCGACGGTGGGACGTTCTGACCATGGCCAATACTTTGCTTTTGAAGCGCAGCGCGGTCGCAGGGCGCGCGCCGGTGCTTGCGGACCTTGTCCTCGGCGAGCTTGCGGTCAACGTGACAGACGGAAAGCTCTATCTCAAGAAAAGCACGAGCGGCGTCGAGAGCATCGTCGATGTCACGGCTGGTGGCATGACCGATGCCGAACTCTTCGCCAAGGTGATGGCGCAGGATGGGCCTGGCTCGGGTCTCGATGCCGATCTGCTTGATGGGGCCCAGGCCAGCGCCTTTGCGCAGCTCGCTGGGGCGACATTCACTGGCACGGTCACGGCGCCGAACTTCGTCTCTTCGTCCGACGCGCGGCTCAAATCCGACATCGCCCCGATCCCGGATGCGCTGGCCAAGGTGCAGGCGCTGACCGGCGTCACCTTTACCATGGCGGGCAGCGATGTACGGCAGATGGGCCTCATCGCGCAGGACGTGCAGGCGGTCGCGCCGGAGGCCGTGGTCGAAGCCGAAGGCGTGCTGCGCCTCGCCTACGGCAATCTCATCGGCCTTCTTGTCGAGGCCATCAAGGACCTCGCCCAAGAGGTCGATCAGCTGAAAAGGACCACCCCATGATCGAGACCGGACTTTATGCCATCACCAATTGCGGCGTGCCGCGCCATTACGCGGTCGATGTCAAACCAGACTATGTCTCGATAGCCGTCTTCGAGTTCGCAGCACCCGGCACGGCAACTGGCATGGGCGGGGTCATGCTCTGGGCCGATCTCTTGGCGCATCTCGAGGCGCGGCCGGCCTTTGGCAATCAGGCCGGTTTTGTCGACCTCGTTCATAACGAATGCTTTGTTCCGGATCTTCCCGGCGCGCCGATGGGGGCGATTTACAAGGGCCGCTCCTGCCTCGTTGCCGGTGGCATGCGCGGACATGACGAGTTGGTCGATCATGCCCTGATCGACATGGCTGTCTGCTCCGACGGGCGACCGCTCTCTTGGCGGAACCGCTTTGCACGATCTGCGCGGGAGAAGATCGCCACCTCGTTCCGGTACCGGGCACGCGAAGGCATCTCGAACGCGCTCGTCGTCTTTCTGCCGGTGGTGGTGCCCTTCGATCAGGCCCGGATCGAGGTTCTCTGTCAGATCCCGCCGATCCTGCTGAACGGCACAGTGCAGGCAGGCGAAATTGACGATGCGACGATCCCGAAGGACGGGCTCTGGTACAAGCAGTTCTACTTCCACGCCTTGGGCCCAGAGGCGGCCACCGTGCCAGCCGGTGGGCGAGTGGATGTGCCGGTCGCGCTCAGATGGAACGCGGACGGCTCCGCCTTTGCCCATGCCATCGCGCTGAAACTGGAAAGCGACGCGGGCTATCTGCCAAAACGCCGCCTCCTCACTTCTGCTGACGGCACCGGCAGCTTTGCCATCGAGGCCTCGGGGCTCGCCCCCGGCGACCGCATCACCGTCAAACTCAACACCGAGCATTACACTGCGATCGGCAAGATCGTGCTGGAGGTCACCTGATGGAAATTCCGACCACGAGTGAGTTCCAAGTGATCTATCCAAGCTTCGTGCTGCACAAGCACTGGCAGATGCCCGCGGGCTTCAATGACCGCCTTTACGCGCTGGCGGCTGAGGATGCCGAGGCCCATCGCATCCAGCATGCGGGGAATGGCCGCAATGTGGGCGATACGACCAATCATCTCGGGCATCTGCGGCATAACTTCCTGATGGACCGGCAGGACCCGGCCCTCGCGGTACTGGCGCAAATGGTGGCCGCCGGCGTGCGGGAATATCTGCAGCTGGCCTATGGCTATGACCATACCGGCGAGATCGCCATGATGTCGGATACGTTCTGGCAGCGCCGGGCGTTGTACGAGAACGTAGGGATCAACACCCACACCCATATCCAGAGCGATATCGTCTGCACCTATTACCCGCGGGTGGTGCTGGATGCCGATTGTCCGGACACCTCGCTTCATCGCGGGGCGGTGCGGTTTTATGATCCGGCCAATGTCGGCAAGCGGCTTTGGCCCTGTCGCAACCCGGACGCCTACACTGGCGGTTGGTATGCGGTCGAGCCCAAGGCGGGGTCCATGCTCGTCTTCGAGGGGCATCTTCCCCACGACAGCACGTTCTTCGCGGGGGAGGAGCGGATGTGCATTCCGGTCCTCTGTTCGCTCACCCTTCCGAATTCCCATTGCAAGGCCGGGCTCGCCGAGATCCTGGCCCATCAGGCACAAGGAGGCGGCCATGGCCTATAAGGTTGGAACCACCATCGTGATCGATGACACGGGCTTTGTGGATTGGGCGCGTATCGCCAACAAGCCGGTCATCGGCACCGGGGATGTCAGCGAAGTGGCTTTGGTCAATGGGGTGCCGAGTTCTGGCGCTACGGGAGTTGCGACGGGGGCGGTTTACGGGTCTGGCGGCGTTAACAGCGGGTTTGGCGGCACCACAACCTACAATTGCTATATCGAAAGCCTGTCGGGCGGCGGGACTGGGGCCACCGTCACGATCACCGCCAACCGCAAGAGCTTCAACTGCAACTGCGCCTGCCGGTGCTGAAAATGGAGGTTCGCAGCACGCGCCTGGAGCTCTGGCCGACCCGGGTCAGTTTTTTTGAAACGCCGGTGGACTGGCCGGTGAACCGGCAGCTGGCTGACGAGGCCATCGCCGCGGTGGGGAGCGGGGGCGCGCGGCTTTCGGCGGCCGAGCGGCGGGTGCGGGGCATCCTTGAGAGAACCGCGGCTGGCCAGTCCCTGAAATCCCATCTCTTTGCCTGTGCGCGGGCCGTGCTTGGTCCCTGGGCGCCCTATCTCGATCCCCACCATTGTGAAAACCGCGCCCTCATCATCGAGCCCGGTGGCTTCATCTCCACCCACAAGGACAGCCGCGAGGGGGACCTCACCTGCGTCCACTTCCTGACCGGCAGTGGGGCGGGGCAGCCGGTGAACTCTGTCGGCACGCCGCGCTTCGTGATCGAGGATCCGTCGCGCTACTTCGATGAGGGACGGTTGCCGTTTGAGAGCCGCCATGGCTTCTCGGTCAATCCGCGCCCCGGGCTCTCGGTGGTCTTCCCCTCCCATACTCCCCACAACCAGCACCCCTATGAGGGGCGTGCTCGCCATGTGCAGGTGGTCGCGAACTTCCGCGTCAATCTGCCCGTGGCGATCGAGGAAAGGCTTTTTGACTGATGTGGTTTGATCTCACTCTGGAAGCACGGGATGGCAGCCGTCATCACGTCCGCTACAACCCACATACCTCGGACTGCGAGGGTCTGCCGCTGCCGGTCGAACCGGGAACCTTCGACCCGGTGCCGCGCGTGGCCAAAGACAAGCCCCTCGGCAAATCCCGCGCACCCCGCCTCCTGAAAATCCAGCTGGGGCTCTCGTGCAATTATGCCTGCAGCTATTGCAGCCAGGCCTTCCAGATCGCCGATGCCACGGTCTCGAAGCTTGCGGATGTCGAGCGCTTCCTGACTGAACTTGACAGTTGGATCACGGACGCACCGGAAAAGATCGAACTCTGGGGTGGGGAGCCGTTTCTTTACTGGGCCAAGATCAAGCGGTTGGTGCCGGTGTTGGCGGCGCGGTTCCCGAAAGCGGCCTTCTCGATCATCACGAATGGATCATTGCTTGACCGGGAAAAGATCGACTTCATTGCCGCGCATGACATCGCGATCACGCTCTCGCATGACGGGCCGGGGCAGCCTTTGCGCGGGCCGGATCCGCTTGATGATCCGGATAAGCGGCGCTGGATTGAATCCTTGCTGGCCGAGCGACCGGACAAGACCGGGTTCAATGCGGTGCTGACGCGCGACCATCACGATCTTCGGGCGCTGAAGGCCTGGTTTGCCGAAAAGGTCGGGCCGGACATCTTCGTGGGGCTTGAGGGCGTGGTGAATGTCTATGATGCGGCGACGGCGCTTGGGACGGGGCGGTTTGAGCCCGCTGAGTTGAACAGCCTGACGCGGTCGATCTTCGAGGCGCTGGTCGAGGACCCGAACGCCTTTGGCCTCGGCGCGCGCATCGACGAATTCTACGCCTCGATCCAGCGCCGGCGGCCCATTGAGGCCCTTGGCCAGAAATGCGGGATGGATCGCGAAGATAGCATTGCCGTCGATCTGCGCGGCAATGTCATGACTTGTCAGAACACCGGGGCCAAGGGCGTGCACAAGATTGGGCATGTCGCGGACTTCGAGGCCATCGCACTCGACACCGCAACGCATTTTGCCTTCCGGCCCGAGTGCATGTCCTGCCCCGTCGTTCAGCTCTGCAAAGGGTCCTGCATGTTCCTTGAAGGCGTGTTCTTCGCGCAAAGCTGTGCCAATGAGTTTGCCTTCAATATGGGGGTCTTGATGGCGGCCGTCTGGCATTTGACAGGAATGGTGGTGGTGGGAGTGGACGTCACGGGCCGGGGTGGACCAACCGGAAGCGCCGGGCGCCTCGACGGTAGAGCTCACAGGTCCGGCCCGTGATCCAAGTTTACACTGTCAATGAGCGCGGGCGCGGAATCGGGGCCGCACCGCCATCGTCGCAGAAGCCGGGCAGAAAGTCGCCGCCGGAAATGGGCACAATTGTGCATCTCGGGATCCCAGCAGGCATCTGGCGAGACTGTGTTGGGGGGCGATCGGCGTTTGATGAATTACCGTAGGCTTACCACCCAGCCCCATTATGCTAGCCTCTCACATGGAAGCTTTCCCCCTTTGTATCGTCCGATCATGCCCTGCCTTGACACCAGATGCCGTCAAAGCCTCCCCCATTGCTTACGAACAAACGGCAAGACTTGTGGGTAATTGAAAGCTAGGCTGGACGCGTAGCTGGAAACGGGCGAAAGCGCTAAGCAAACAGGAAGTCATTGGCAGACAGGGTGATTGGAGCAGCTCCGTACAGATGCACAGATTGCCCGGCAACTTCGATAAATACATCCGCTGTTCCGTTTCCGGAAATCGTCAGATCCTCGAAACTGTCGGCGATCACTGACGCGAAGGAAATAAGATCAATCCCGTCCTCGAAATCAGTGATTTCATCATCTCCGAAGGCAGCGTCGGCAAATACAAACCGATCCGAGCCGATGCCACCCGTCAAGAGGTCCGCACCTATGCCGCCGTCCAGACTGTCGTTCCCCTCGCCGCCGTTGAGACGGTCATAACCATCCTTGCCGAGCAGGGTGTCGTTTCCGGCAAGGCCGGTCAGATCGTTCGAGTTGGCGTCCCCCTTCAGGATATCGGCATAGGCGGATCCTTCGAGCGCTTCGATATTGCTCAAAACATCGCCGACCTGCTCACCACCGGCAGTTCCGGTTTGGGCCGTTGCGAGGCCGAGATCAACCTGAACCCCTTGCGTCGCATCCCGGTAACTCGCGGTATCGACACCCTGTCCACCGTTCAAGGTATCAGCACCCATACCTCCGACCAGAAGGTCGTCGCCGTCCGAGCCGCTCAGGGCATCATTTCCCGCAAGGCCGTAGATGTTGTCGTCATGGGCTGTCCCGGAGAGCGTGTTTGCACTCGACGTGCCCAGGACCTTCACATGATCAAGAATATCCTCCAGCGTCCAGACCACCCCGTCACTGAACTCGATCACCTCGATGCCCTTGCTTTCGGCAATGTTGCCCATCTGGTTCTTGATGGTGATGACCTCGGAGCTTGTGCCGGTCACGGTCAACTGGATTTCAGACGTGCCCGAATTTCTGATCAGACTGACCGTGCTGCCAACCTCGGTCGAGGCGACGTTGGTCAGAACAAGCCGGTCAAGTTCTGTGACGGAAGCTCCACCATCATTGATCGTGTCGCTGCCATCGCCCTTGGTCCAGACATAGGAATCCGACCCGTTTCCACCAACCAGCGAGTCGATGTCGGTTCCACCGACAAGGTGATCATCGCCATTGCCACCATTCAGCGTATCGGAACCGGCCAAGCCATACATATTGTCTGCATATCCACTGCCAGTCAGCGTTTCGCTTCCAACGGTGCCGGTCATCTGAGTATTCGCGAGGATAGCATCGAGGTTCCAGACGGTTCCATCCGCGAATTCGATGACTTCGATGCCGTAGGTGTTAGAGGGGTTGCTGAACCTGTTCAGGACGGTAATCACCTCACTGCCGATGGTGATCATCAGGTTGTTGCTGCCGCTGGCATGAGAAAGAACGACCTGACCTGGATTGACGTTCTTCAAGACCAGCTTATCGAGGCTCACGCTCGTGCTCGACGTGTCGTCGATCGTGTCGTTTCCGCCCCCGATCGACCAGATATAGGTGTCGGAGTTTTCTTGCCCCCTGAGCATATCCGCACCAGTTCCGCCTTCAAGGATGTCGTCCCCATCGCCTGTGGAAATGGTATCGTTTCCGCCCCCACCCTGGATATTGTCCGCATAGACAGTGCCTGTAAGCGCGTCCGCCGCAGACGTCCCCGTCAGATTGGTGTGGGCAAGGATTTCGTCGAGCGTCCACTCCGTTCCGTCAGCAAAGACGATCTTCTCGATTCCGTACCCGGAGACCTCCCCAGACACAGAGGCGAAACGATTATTGATCGTGATGACTGCCGTCGAGCCGTTGATGGACACCAGCAAATCATTGCTGCCTTGCATGCGCTTCAAGCTGACGTCCGTCGGCGATTGGACATCCGTCAGCACCAGCGTATCGGTCTCGGTCCGGCTCTGACCGCTGTCGTCGATCAGGTCGCTGTCGTCACGGCGGGTCCAGACATAGGTGTCGGAACCAACGCCGCCTTTGACCGTGTCATTGCCATCGCCACCGATCAGCGTATCGTCGCCAGCCTTTGCATCAATGACATCCGCCCCGCCATTGCCAGAAATGATGTCACTGAACGCCCAGCCGTTGAGCGTGTCCCCGGCCCCCCATCCGGTGGTCGAAATGATGCCGACCGGATTGGCAAGCACTTCCATGGTGACGCCATCTGCGAAGGCAATCAGCTCGACCCCGCGTCCGTCGCCATTGGAGTTGAAGCGGTTCTTGACTGTGATCGTTTCGCCGCCGACAGCGATCAGAAGATCCGTGCCTGACTTGGTCAGTGTCGCGGCAGATGATGCCATCCCATTCAGGACCAGCGTATCGACCTCTGACATCGTCGTGCCCGTATCGCTGAGCACGTCGTTCCCGTCGCCAGTCGACCATTCGAACCGGTCGTTCCCGGCCCCCCCGTCGAGGATGTCGCCCCCCTTCCCACCGACGAGCAAATCATCATTCTTGCCCGCGCTGATCGTATCGGCTCCATCTCCGCCATATATGTTGTCGATGAAATCCGTCCCATTCAGCACATCGGAGTTGACCGTACCTATAACTTTCGTGCGAGCCCAGATGTCGTCGAGTGTCCAAATGACGCCATCACCAAACCTGATCTCTTCGATCCCGGAGTTTGCATTCGATGTTGTACTGAACCGGTTGATGACCGTTATGATCTCACCGCCGATATCGACGAGCAGGTCGGACGACCCCGAGACGCGCTTCAGGGCAACACTGGAGGAGCTTACACCTTCCAGAATCAGAACGTCGGTCTCATGCGTCGTCGAGTCATCGTCCCTGATCGTGTCGTTGCCGTCCCCGATCCGCCAATTATAGGTATCCGAGCCATTCCCGCCCTTCAGAATGTCATCGCCAGTTCCCCCGTCCAGGGTATCGTCGCCGCCTTGCCCTATCAGCGTATCGTTGCCGCCATTTCCGACATAGTGGTCCTCGAAGGCCGTGCCGGAGTAATTCTGCGCCCCACTGTCACCGACAAGCGCGCCACGGTCCATGATTTCGGTTAGGGTCCAGATCACACCGTCGCTGAATTCGATGACTTCGATCCCCCGACCCTGACGGACCCCATCAACTTCGTAGTCGCGGTCCTTGATCAGGATGTCGGCACCACCGATGCCAGCGATGTGGATGATGATATCCTTGTTTGCGGCCACATCGCTGATCGTCACCTCGGTTGAAGCAACGTCCGTCAGGACCAGGCGGTCGACTTCCACTGTCGACAAGGCATTGTCTTCAATCGTATCGGCACCATCGCCGCGCGACCAGATGTAGGTGTCTCCGCCGGCACTACCTTTCAGATAATCCAGGCCGGTACCGCCAACCAGCTTGTCGTTGCCGTCCGATCCGTTCAGCGTGTCGTTCCCGGCGCCGCCATACATGTTCTCGACATAGTTTCCGCGCCCGATGCTTTCAGAGAGGCTCCCTGCCTGATTGGCCGTTTTCTCCTTGATGTTGTCTAGGCTCCAGATAACACCGTCGCCGAATTTGATGGCTTCAATGCCTTTCGCATCGTTCAAGTTCGCCATCTGGCTCTTGACGGTGATATACGCACCGTTCGGAAGATCGATCCGCAGATCATTGGTGAAAACAACGCGTGACAAGGTGACCGACGTGCTCGCCACATCGGTCAGGACGAGCACATCCGTTTCCAGGCGAGACGTTTCAGAATCGTCGATCACATCGTTCCCATCCCCGGTGGACCAGATGTATTGATCGCTACCTGCCCCGCCGACCAAAGTATCGTTCCCGGCCATTCCGTGAAAAATCTGGGCGTCGGTCGTAGCAGTCAGTGGAACGGCGATTGTTTCACTCGCGGCCGTCCCGAAAAGCTCAGACAGGAGCGGCGCCGATGTCGCAACATGATCGTTGCCCACGGCGGTCTTTTCCGAACTTAATGTCAGGGAAGCAATGAACTGATCCTTGGTGATATAACCCGCAGAGAGATTCTCTTCCCAGATCTGAGTTTCGTCTGCCGTGGGCTGGCGCCCCAGCGCATTGATAAACGCCTGTTCGACAAGAGCAACGCCGCTCAAGCCTTTCAGCGAATTGCTGGCAATGCCCGCAATATCTCCACTTTCCTGTCGAAGCTTCGCCACAAGATCATCTGGGTTGCTCTTGCCGGTAAGCAGCAAGTTGGAAAGATAGTCGAGCTCCTGTTCAGTTGCATCACGGTCGTACATAGTGTCGATCAGGCGTTCTGCTATCGACCTGGTGTAGGCAACGTCCAGACTGCGCTCGAACTGTGCCGGGTTAAGGATCACGTCAAAGTTGTTGCTGGACAGATGACTATTACCTACGACCTGATGTTCAACAGATTCAGAAACTTCCAACATGATTTGCGCCCGTGTCATCTTGGCAGTGACTGTTGCGCTTGAGTAGAGATTGCGGATTACGTAGTCGAGTTCCTCAAGTGTGGGCGCTCGGCCGAGAGCGTTCAGATAGATTTGTGTCGCAAATTCAGCACTGTTCTGGCCACCATCCGCGCTGGTGGGATCGATGTAGCGGGTTCCGAACTCCCCTTGAGCGGTCGTTCCATCTGGACCGACAAGCGCAGCAGCCAGAGCAAGCTTGTCCAACTGGCCATCCTTCACGTAGGCAACCAACTGCTCAACTTCGTTGAAATCCATGTTGCGATCGAGAACGGTGTCGTAGATGCGTGCGGCTTCATCAAGAACGCGCGCCTTGTCCTCCGCGTCCAATTGCGCCGTCGTCGTCGTAGACTGGGTGCGGACTTCGGTGTAGGTGTTATCGCTGCCCGACCATGTATATAAATATTGCCAAGTTGTGGTCATCGTCCAAGTTTCGATCCCGAAGGCGTCAACCTCGTGCTCGACGATCACGTTTTGGCCGCCGCTAGGGCTGTTTGAACTGCCGGTCCCGGTGCCTGAAAGCGTGATATCGACGCCGTTGTTCCAAGTGTATGAACCATTGTTCAGCGCCGAACGGCTAATCGTCTGTTCGTTTCCGCTGCGGGTGATCGTGGTTTCAAGCCCGTCAGCCGAAGTGACAGTCGTGAAGACCTGCCCTTTCATCCCGCCTGTGTTGTAGGCGGTTTCCGCTTCGACGGTGGAGCCATCGGAGAGAACCCTGCGCTCGATGATCTTGTCCGCAATCCCGTTGCCGTCGTAATCCTGCCACTCGACTGTTTCGCGGCCATCTGCGCTGATTTCTGTCTGGAAATTCGAGCGCAGATCGCCATTGGCATAAGATGTACGCTGTGTCAGACTGCGGCTACCATCAACGTTCAGGACCGTATCGGCTTGCGATGATCCGTCAAAAATTCCGTCGCCGTCGATGTCATATTGTGTAGCCGAATGAAGCCCGTTCGCAGAGGTGGTTGTCACCGACTTGAAGCTCAAGCGACCACTGCCCGAAGCCTCAATCTTGGTGAAGATCTCGCTTCCATCGATGCCATAGGTCACTTCGGTGCGACGAAGGAAGTCTACTGCACCATCTGCGTCGACATCAAAGGAATGGCTTGCAAGCAAACCATCAGCGCTGAAACTGCTGGTCACGCGCGCCTCGACATTGCCGAGTTGATCCAGATCCCGATAGACCGAAGTCCGGTCGCCGCCAAGGTCGATAACTGTGACGACATCCTGGTCGACGTCGCCATCTCCATCACGATCGATCGCAATAGTACGCGTGCGCCCATCGGCGCTGACCGTTTCGACCACCGAGCGCTGCAGGTCCTCGCCGAGACCATAGTTGCGTGTGATCGCGGTGACCGCCCCATCGGCAGTCTTGACCACTGTGTTGACACGATCTGAAGACACGCCGAGCGTATTGGTTGTGGTTGGCGTGCCGAACGTGTTGCTTTCGTTTGTCGCAGAAGCCGTAATATAGTTGGCGTAATCAGTCGTCTTGGTTGTGATCAGCCCATCGCCGCTCTGCACTGTAGTGATAGTAGCCAAAAGGTCGCTGACCTCATCGAAGCTTTGCTGAACCGTCGTCGTACACCCATCCGAGTTGAGCGTTGTGACGGTTTCGCCACGGGCCTCGAAGAGGCAATCGCCGTCGATATCCAGCTTCGTGGTCTGTTGGAGCCCATCATCGCTTGTGATGATATCGGCCGCGGCCACCAACACATTGCTGCCGTTGTGATAGGCTACCATGCGGCTGACGGTTCCGTCGCTACCAAGGACCGTTACCTCTCTCGATTGAAGGTCGATCCGGCCATCCGCGTTGCGATCAACAGAGGCATCTCGTGTCAGCCCGTCCGCCGAAACGCTTCTCGTCTGATGCGCCTCCAGCACGCCTCCCATCGAATACAGGTCGGTCGTCGTCGCAACGCTCCCGTCGCCCAGAAGTGTCGAAACGGACGATCGATCCGTCGATCCGTCCCCATCGAGATCAATCGTCGTCGTGACAGTCCGACGATCTGCGCTGGTCACTATAACTTGCCGGTCGATCAGGCTGTTGTCGGCTGAGCGATGTTCAAGCGTTTCGGTCACGACACCCGTTGTCACCACGCCTTTTGTCGAAACCGTCCTAAGATCGGTGGTGCCATTCCCGTCAAGATCGTCTAGCCGCGTGACGGTCAGCCCATCGTCACTGGTGGTCACAGTCGAACTTGCATAGGCTGCGCTGTTCAGGCCACGCCCAGTATCGGTTTCGCTCACCGATCCATCGGCATTCAGGACACGAAGCACTTCTGCCCGGCGCTCGAATTGAGCGTCCCCGTCCCGATCCCATTCATGTGTGACCGCAAGTCCGTTCGCGCTGATAGTCCTGCGCTCCTGGCTGACCAGGGCACCCGTTTCGGTGGTGTCTATTGCGGTTTCGGTCACCGTGCCATCGTTCGCGACGCTTCGGCTGGTCTGCCGATCCACCTGGCCATCGCCATTGAGGTCTGCCGAGACAATCGTCAATCGCCCGTCATCCGAAATCGTGGTGGTCGTCTTTTCGCGTAACAGACCCGCAAGATCGCGAAGTTCGCCAACGACCTGAGTTCCTCCGTCCGCGAGGAGGGTCGTGGTCTTCGTCAGGACCAAGTCATAGTCATTGTCGCCATCGGCGTCCGAGCGCTGGATGGTCACCAGCCCGTCATCGCTGACCACTGTCTGGCTCCGCGCCAGAATCTGGCCGTTCGCGTTCTTGACCAGTTCAGTCGTGGTTTGACTGCCGTTGATGTTAAGAACTGTAGTTGAGGTCGTGGTCCGATCAAACACCCCGTCGCCGTTCAAATCCGACTGCGTCGTGGTAACCAGGCCGTCGTCGCTTGTGTTGATGACGGTAAGGACCCGGTTGCTGCCATCGCCGTTGTTGACGTCCTGCGTGCGCGTCTCGCTTCCATTGGCATTCAGAACAGTCGACCCAGCCATGACCGTTTCGAAAACGCCATCGCCGTCCGCGTCGAGGCTCGTATTCTGGACGAGGCCATTGGCGCTGATCGTGTTGATGGATTTCGAGACAATGGCGCCATTCGCCGCAAAGGTGGTGTCCGTAACTGTCGAAGCACCGTCACTGCCCTCGACGGTCTGCACCAAACGGTCTGTGTGGCCATCGCCATCAGCGTCCGTGGCAACAGTTTTCGTCCGCCGGTCAGCGCTTTCGACAATCGTCGTTCGCCCCGTCAATGTCGTTCCGTTCCCAGCATAGCTTGAGACGGTGCGTGTCACACTCCCATCGCCGCCAAGGGCCCGGACTTCGACCGTCTGACTGTCAAAATCTCCGTCAAAGTCGATGTCGACCTTGTGCGATACCGCCAGCCCGTCGGCACTGGTCACCGTCACCTCGCGCGACCGCTGACTTCCATCCTGGTTCGTGAGCTCAAGAACCCGCGTCGCCACCCCGCCCGAAACCGTGGTCACATCCGAAACCGCCGTATCGGTATCGCCGTCGCCGTCCGCATCGACCCTGGTCGTCGTCGTCAACCCATCGGCACTCGTCACCGCAATGCTTTTCGCCCTGACCGACCCATCCGCATTCCGCACCCAAACCGTCTCGGTCCGCGCCCCGGTCCCGGCAGCCACCGTCACCGACTTCACCAGATCCGTCGCCTGCAACACCCCATCCTGGTTCTGATCCACCCAGGTCTCGGCCGCTACCTTGTCGGCACCAAGGGTCTCCTTCACCATGCTCCGGACCGAGCCATCCGTGTTCGTCGCCGTCACCGTCCGGACCCGGCTGCCATCGCCATTGATCACCGTCTTGTCCAGCGTCACCAGGTCGGTATCCCCGTCGCCGTCCACATCCCGGCTGGCCGTCCTGGTCAGCGCATCCGCCGACTGCACCACCGTCGACGCCGACCGGACCGAGCCATCGCCGTTCTTCACCGTCACGACCGAGGTTGTCACCGCCCCCGCCGCCCCGGTGATCGAGGTTTCCTCCAACCGGTCCACGTCCCCGTCGCCGTCCAGATCACTCGCGACCGTGCGGACCTTGCCATTGGCGCTGACAGTCTCCGTCTCTCCCGCCCGTAAGGACGTGTCGCCGTTGCGGACCGTCATCACCTCGGTCCGGCTCAAATTCCCCGCCACCGTGATCGTGTGCCCAACTACCGTCTCGGCCACGCCATTCCCGTCGCGGTCCGTGCCTTCTGTCCGCACCTGCCCGCCCGCCGAAACCGTCTCGCTCCGGCTATGGATCAACGTCCCGTTCGCCGCCAGCTCGCTCAGCACTTCCGTCCGGCTGCCATCGGTGTTCGTCGTCCAGACCTCGCGCTGATCGAACCAGCCGCCCCCGGTCGAGTCCCTCTCGATCGTGATCACCTTCCCATCCGCGCTCGTGGTCGTCACGGTCCTGTTCGCGATGATCCCAGCAGTGACATCGCTACCCAGCCGGTTCACCAGTGTCTCGACCTTGCTGCCGTCGCCGTTCGTGACCGTTTGAATCCGCTGCGACCGGTCGTTCACCCCGTCGCCATTCTCGTCCCACAGCCGCAGGATATCGTCGCCCGACGGGCTGGTGACCGTAATGATCCGGAACGCCGCCCCGCCATCCGCGTCATAGCCGGTCTGCGTCACCACCCGGTTCACCCCGTTGGTGCCGACCGTCTCCACCACCCGGTGCCCCGCCGCTTCGGCCACGAGGGCCGCGTTCGCCACTGTCCCCGTCGTCCCGTTCGCGCGAGTGAACGTGGTCTGCCCGGTGATGGTGGACCCATCCGGCAGCCCGATGTTCACCGCATTGGCGGTCAAGTTGATCGCGGTGATCCCCAGTTCCGCTAGGCTCTTGACGGTGGTCGAGCCATCCGCATTCGTCACCAGCACCTTGAACTTCGCGAAATCGGCATCCGCCGCCGTCAACTTGCCGTCGCCGTTTGAGTCAAAGACCGACCGGATCGCCTCCATGTCCCCCGTCGCCGTCGGGTCCCATTCGGTGAAGACATACTGCCGCGCTTCGGTGATCGCATTGCGGCCATCCGGGTCGAAGAACAGCACCCCATCCCCGGCCCCCGCCCAAGAAGTCCGGTGCGAAAGGCCGTCCTTACCCGCCACGAACGCAGAGGACTTGTCGAATTCGGTGATCTTCACCCCATCGCCGTCAAGGTCGAGGAGGATGGGACGGCGACCCTCGGTCGCGGTCGGGTCATCTTTCGGATTTGCCGCTTGGCCAGAGTCGGCCCCGCCCCCGCCGCCGCCCGTTACCGAAGTCGCTGTCTGAGTCTTGCCACCAGAAGAGTAGGTCGTCTTATATGTCGTCCTGCCGGTGACTGTGCTGCTTGCTCCGCCGGACGTGTTCGCCGCCTGACCAGCGTCCGCGCCGCCTCCGCCAGATCCGTTGATGTATGAGGTCGTCTGGGTCGTACCGCCTGACGTGTAGGTTACGGTCGAGGTGGCGCCAATCGCAGTGTTCCCTTCCGGGGCACTGTCATAAAGCCCTCCCTCATAGCCAACGTATTCCCTTAATATTCTGTCGGGATACGTGTTTGGATCGCCATCGTTGTCAAAAACAATTTGAGTCACCTTGGCGTCAAATCGTGAGTCATCTGGTGACAGATCAACCGGGATGACCCTTGTCTCAGTGGTTACTGTTGGTATGTATCCTCTTGGTGTGGGGTGCCCAAGTGGGTCCGATGCGGTCTTAGAAATAACCACGTAGGTTCCGGAGGCAGGAGCGCCGCTTCCAACAAAATTAATATCGAATCCGACGCCGTAGCCTCCAGCTTGCAATGCGGTATATGTTTCGCCTATTGTCTTTGCAATTGACTCCTTAATAGTGCCTAAAAAAGTGTCAGAATTTATTTCGAAGTCAAAATTCTCCTGAGTCGGTCTAATTTCTCCTTCTACTGAAATTACTGTGACAGTCGTTCTTACAGTATTTCCTGATACAACTGTGGTCGTCGTTTTGGTGGAAATGACCTCCATTTTGCCCTTAATGGCGGCAGAAGTTTTGCCCCACACGAATGAATTCGGTATATCCCGTGCGTCAAGCGCAACCATACCTTCTGTATCATAATAGCTGTGCTTTATGACGACCCGAGTGGCGCCGGTCGCTTTAGCATCGGCGACACTGGACTCGAGTGTTACCGTGCCAGTCAAGCCACTATTAACAACCTCTTTTGCAAGAGCCGCTGCGATTTTCTCTACGGTGAATACGCTTCCGCCGCCTGATGTCATATGGCTTTCCATATCTACATACGCAGCATCTCCCGAACCCTCCAGCCAGTGGTCGATTGCGGCGTCAACATCCAAGTCATTAATCGGATCATTCGGCGTTCCCAGAGTTGCCACAATCTACTCCCCCACTTCAAAGTTTTTATAAATTATTTCACCAGACAAGGCGAAGACAATATCGACGTGCAGTGTTCCGTCTTTGAGATCTACTCTGCATAGAAAAGTCATAACCCCCTCAGAATCTACATTGTTGGTCGTCACATCATAGACATGGTCGGGAATCAGATCGCAGAGCCTAACATCCGACATCGGCTGAAGTCCTTCATCTAAAATGTAGGATTCCAACTCCTCCAGTCCTTGACTGCGCATCGAATTTTCGGATGGGGGCCACATGGTTAGTAGCAGAACGGTCGAAAAAGCCGCCAGTAGGATCATCTTCCATTTCATTCCGGTAAATCCTTACTCCGCCTCTTGCTTTGAATGGTACAGCGCAGCGTGGTCACTACCCCCTGCCCCCACGAGAGAGCCGACCATCCCGTGCACCGCCTTGGCCTGTCCAAT